TATTCAGCTCTTTTTGTAGCTGGGCCTTATTAAATTCGTCATGCTCGTAGTCGATTTTGGATTGCAAACGAGCAATCTTCTTCTCGTCATCGGCGTCCAGTTCCGCACGCGACTTCTGCTTTTCTGCCTGCTCGAGCGCGGCGAGCTCGTCCTGCACGGCCTTAATCTGAGCACCAAGTACCTGATTGATAAGCTCGATTTCACGATTCGCTGCTTTTTCCGCTTCTTTGATGCGATAGTCGTAGACCGTTTTAACACTATCAATTGAATCTTTTCGCCAAGCCTCATTGTTTGCCAGTTGATTCCTTAAGCTTTCTTCGCCGGCTGATTTTTCGGCCTGGTACTTTTCTCTCAAGGCAGATTGCACACCTTGAGCTAGATTGTTGATAGATTCTATCTCCTGCTGCCTTATCTCGGCGTAATAGCTCTTTTCAAGTTGCAAGCGCTCATTCACAGACTGACGAATTACCTCGGTGATTTCCTTCTGGATCTGCGATTTTTCATCCGACGTGTATTTCTCGTCAGCCAGAACCCTCTGTAAATACGCTTCGTTGTCGCGAATGATATTATCGTGCATCTGCTTCTTGATCGCAAATTGCTGTTCTGCTGACAGTTCCTCGCGCACCGTTTGATCCTCAAAAGCCGCCTGATACTTCCTAGTCGCTTCTTCAAGGAGTTCAGCTTCTTTATCCTTATACTGCTCGGCAAGTCGCTTCCGAACATCGTAAAGCTTCTCTTCTATCGCCATCCGCTCGTCGGCTGTCTTTACGTGCTTTGATTTGATAGCTTCGAGCGTAGACAATTCGCTTTCGAGAGTCATTTGATCAAGACGCTTTTTATGCTCAAGTTGCTTATAAGCTTCGTCTAACGCCTTGTTCTCATATGCCTTCGAGCCGCTAGACACTTTAGAAACGACAGGCTGTACACCGGTTACGTCAGTAGGTTTTCCATTAACAACAGCTTGCAGGGCTGTTATTTCACCTCTAAGTGCAATCAATTGCTTTGTCTTCTCCTGCAAATAGACAAAGTTGCCTTGCACCATTTCCGACATCATTAGTTCTGCTTCTATAGCCGCCGCTGCTACTTGCTTCGTTGCGATGATTTCTTGAGCCTTAATCTGGATGCTTTTCCACGCAAGATCGATTTCTTGCCTCTTAACAATCATCAGCCCTTCGATCGCCTCTATATTAATTCCTGTTGCGGTTGCAAACTGTGGGAATTGTTTCGCAAGCTCTTCCTGCGCCTGTTGCCAATCACTCGAGCCTTTTTTCGCTTTGTTGTATTGTTCAACTAGAGCTTCTACTGACATGACTTCACGCGCATTCATCGCGATCTGCTTAGATTGCTCGTTGATCTGTGTTGTTGTTACTTCTTTGGCTTTTCTAACTGCCTCAGTGTAGGTGAAAATTGCTTTTTCAATTCCCCCCATGGATTCCGCAGCCAATTCTCCCTTATCATTCATAAAACTTAAGGTTATGCCAAAATCCTTTGCTGATTTCTCAGCGCTTTTTAGGTCTAATTTCGCCATTTCAGAAATGTGCCATGCAAGGCTGTTTTTGTCTTTATTTTGATCCGAGTCATATTGCTTCACTGTTTCGTATATTTCGGTATACGTGTCCTTGAGTGCATTGAGCTTCTGAATTTTTTCTTCAATCGCTTGTACTTCTTGAATTTGAATGCCTTCTTTAGCGACTCGATTTAATTCATCCTGCGCGTTTTTCAACTCTTCGGCAGCTTTCTTGGATTGTGCCATGCTCGACACAACAAGTGCAGCCGCCCCAGCAATAGCGGTAAGCCCTAGGACAACAGGATTCAACATTAATGAACTTAAAGCCACACCAAGTGTTCTTGTGGCAGCGGCCATAGCCAATTGAGCCGCTTTAAACGCGCCAAATACAGCTACTGCGCCGGAAGCAACCAACACCATAGCTGTTATTGCTGATGTAAGCCCCGGAAACTCTTTGATTAACGAAACGGTAGTGTTTAGCAATGGTTGAAGCAAGCCGGTTACAATTTGCACAGCTGGAGCCATCGACTCACCGAAGCCCTGGGCAAGCTTTTGAGTGCTTGCGGATAGTTGAGCTTGTTGCCCTCCTAACTCACTTGCATACTCCGCTGCGCGACCTGTGTTAGCTACAGATTCAGCCATAACGCCTTGGTATATCGCTTCTGCTTTTTCTGCAGCCGTTAAAGCATCAACTGTCTTTCCTAGCGACTTCGCATACTCTTCCTTCATTTTTGCTATATTCTTCTGTACGCCGGCCGCATCAGATAGGACGGAATTCTCCATCCTAATACCTTCTGTCGTTACCTTTACTGCTTCACCAAGGCTGTAATGTGCCTGTCGATTATCTACAGCCGTATCTTTCAGGGCTTCGATCGTTTGCTTTGCCTTCTCGACTGTAAAACCATAATTGACCAGGTTTTTAATAGCAGCCGCCGTGTCGGCCTCAGAAATCAGACCGTCGGAAGAGAGTTGTGTCATCACTTCCTTTGCCTGCGATACGCTTTGGCCTGTCGATTTGATTTGATTTTCGAAGCCCTTCATGACCGAAGTGTACTGATTGTAAGCTTTAATTCCTTCCGAAATCGCAGCAGAAATTGCAATAAATACGCCTGTAGCAACTGCGCCGGTTGCAGTATATGCGGTTTGTGCCCCCCGCTGAGCCGAGGCCCCTCCGCGTGCCTCTTTCTTTTGTTCTTTTTGTGCCCCCGCCGCTTCTCGCGTTGCTTTCTCCTGATCTTTTAACTTGCGCTGAGTCTGCTCTAAACCCTTCTCAAGCGCTTCAGTACGCAGTCGTATACTGACCACAAGTTCGCCTAAGTCCATTTACTTTCTCACCTGCCTTATCCGCAAATAAAAAACGCCCTGTTCGGGCGCTCGTGTTCGGGCGTTTAAATCTTTCCTTCTGGCCCGTTGCTATATTGGATGAAAAAATGATATTTCGAGAAATTATCTTTATCGTTCGTAGGGTTGCTAAGATTCAGCACAATTTCTGTGTTGTCCTTTATCCAAACTGACTTCAAAGCAAGAGCGCCCATTTGTACGCCGGCCATTTTAAAAGTATCCCTTGATTTGTCGCTATCTGCAGGGCTAGTTTTCCACTCTTCCTTGTCTTGTTTGGGCGCTCCGTATTTACTTGATAGTTTATTTTTTATGTTGTCATAATCTGATATTAGGCCGCTTGGCTTCATTACATCTTTTACAGCTTTTATCCAATATGACCCTTGTATTAACTTACCATCTATAAATTTATATTTGATCTCAGATTCGAGATCGTATAGTTTTCCGCTATAAACCAACTCATCTTGACTCTCGCCTTTCAAAAGGCTGGCTTCAATTCCCTTAACATCTTCCTTGGTGTCACCCCAAGAAGAATCTCGGAAATTCGCCTCCTTCGGTGGGAGTGTAGAGGTTACAACGTCAGAATTTGTTGGTTTTCCGGAATTTCCACACCCGAGCAAAAATGATAGTAATAAGACCGGCACGATGATCTTAATTGCTTTCAATCGAATCCCTCCCATTGCTATTTAGTAAATACTACCACACATTTGCAATGGTGGCGAATCAGAAATTCAGTTGATCGATATATACTTCTTCTGCTCCAGCATCCCTGGGAATCGAGGATTTATTCCGCGCTTCGACAATAGCGAAGAACTCGTCAAGGTAATAATCATCGAATAACTCTCGCTTACAGATACCTATTTCCAGCGCAACAACTTGAATATTTTGGAGCCAGTATTCGGAGCCGTCAAGGTCGCTTCCGCCGTTTTTGGAGCGAACAACGCCTTGATCTGAGCGAAAAAATCTGTCGTATCATTGACCTCCCAGAACGCCTTGAGGACTTCGAAGAGTTCTTTTGGTGTCAGGTTGTCGACAATGTGGTCGTAATCCGCCTCAATCAGTTCGGCAACGAGACGTAAAAACTGTTCAGGAGCCACTTGGATGAGCTGCCCAACCATTTGGTAGAGAGTATCTTCGTTTAGCTCCTTCAAGCTGCCAAGCACTTGATCTGGCTTTTGTCCTGGGAAGCATGATTTGAGCAATAACTCCGGCAAGTTTTTAATGGTTTGGATGGCCTTTAAATAACGACCGATCGGAAGTTTTTTTATTCTGACTCCGTGAAGTGTGGACTCCTGGGGAATCGATAGGCTGATAGATTTATTCATGGGCTCATGCCCCTCGCTTTCGATTGTAATAGGAAAAGAGCCCGTCATGTCGGCGGGCTCATATGGTTTTGATTATGGAGTTTCAACGAGTGTATCGAGCCAAGCAAGGTCGGCAGGAGTAACCGTGTCCTTCTCTCGCTTGACGGCGCCGTCTTTGGCGCGTTGCGTGACCGTTCCTTCGATCGTAACCGGGGATGAGCTGTCACCATCGCCCTTTGTTTTGTAGTCGATTTTAACCTTGGTGAACTTGACGGCAAATACCTTGATCATTCTGTGCTGCTTGTCAGAGGTGAGGGCCGCAAAGCTCATTCCGACTTCTGGGGCCGAAGATGTGCTTGAATACGTGTATTCCTTTGTGGATTCGTCATATTCGCCGCCCTCTACAAGTTTCTTCAACTCTAGGGAGAGTTCGGCAACTTGGATGGATAGCTTCATCCCGTTCCAATCAGCACCAGCTTCGTACACCTGATCGTCGGCGTTGACCTTCCATTCCGAAACGTCTGGCTCCATACCGAGCGATTGCAAGCCCGGCACAGATACTGCTGGCCCCGGTGTGTAATTTGTTGCATCGTTCGCCGTAAGCGGGAACAACTGCAGGCGGCTTGCTCCTTTTAGGATTTTCTTCATCCCGTAAATTCCTCCTTATTCTGCGGCATCTACCGCAATCGTATAGCGCAAACCTTTGTGATACACGTCGACATCTTCTTCGTACAAATCAGGTGATGTGCTTGTGCGACGGTAACCGAGCGACTTCATGATCCGATCCACTTCCTTTGCGATCGGCGCCGTTTCGGAATCACCTTGTAACCACACGTCGACTTGGATTGAAATTGTACTTTCCAGCTCAGTGTCGTCCGCGAAATCCGAATCGAAATTGGTCATTTCAAAAAACGTGACACGCGGAAAGTCGTCAGCATGCGGCGCCGTAAGCTCGTACACCTTCACGTTTCCGTCGCGGTCGTAGCCGATCAATGAAACAAGCGCCGGATCCGACTCCAGCGCTTGCATTACGACAGGTTTGAGATCGATCATTCAGACAGCACCCCAGCGTCAACCAATCGACTAACGTAATAGTTACGAACTTCCTCGGGAATCCTTGGATCATTCATAGCTTCAGAAAAAATTTCTAATGTTGCTTTGAATGGTTCGGTGTCTTTGATCGACACTTCGATTTTCAATGCCTCCATTAGAGCCCCAACCCCGCTTTCAATTCATCGCGTATTTTTTGTAGCACTGCCTGCTGCTCTTCTTGATAAGTCGGCTCCATAAACGGTTGAGCGCTCAGCTTTGTAGATCCCCACTCAATAAATTTCAGGTAGAAATACCGGCTGTTGTCGCCCTTTTGGACGCCGACAAGCACGTATTTTCCTGCTCTATCTTTCCGCACATTACCGACCTTGATATTGTCGGCAGCATGTTTTCCGGTCCGCCAGCGCTGCGAGGCATTTCCTTTCTTGCCAACCCTCGTTCCCTTGGCCTGCGGCTGACGAGGGGCAGGAGAGCGCGGAGCTCGGCGAGCTATCGCGTCGCGCATCAGTTTCGCACCTTCGCGCATAGCCTTGTTCTCAACACGGCCCGCCTGTGCATTCAGCTTCTTGAGCTTTGCAGCCATCTCCTCGACGCCTAGCAGTTCAATATTTTCAGCCATTGGAAGCCTCCGCGCACATTAAATGCAACTCGACGTGCTTCTCGTCTGGATCGATAGGCGGCGACTTGATGTCGAGAATACGGTCGCCGTACTTTATGCGCATGTCAGCCATCAAGCCCGATCTGTATCGGATTCGCACACGGATAGTGCCTTCCGCATTTACCGCGGCAGCGGCGAAGTATTCACGCCCACGCAATGGTTCGAAAGCCGCCCATACCGTTGCGACATCCTCCCACGACGTGACCATTTTGCCATCGACTTTGGTGGATTTTTTACGCTGAAGCGTGACACGCTTATTCAACCGGCCCGGGTTCACTGGCTACGCCGCCTTTCGGCTTTTGTTTGGAGTTCGCTTTCGCGCTCGGATTATCGCGCTCCAAATACCCTTTGTCCTGGAGAAGCTTCACGCGATCGGCGTCGCTCGCTTCATACGTATCACCGACGGCATAGAAGCGCATGTTACGGTGTTTGTCAAGGAATTCCCTCTTCACCTTATGCTTTTTCATTGGATGCGCCTCCTTCATCTGGCTTGAACTCGACATTCAAATTGCCAGAGTCGGAAACGGTCAGCTCGTATTGGTACCCGGAAGGCGATACCAAGATCAGGCTTTCGAACTCAGTCGGCGCCGTTTTTGCTTGCGTCTTGCTCATCTTTCTCACCCCACTTAACCCGGCGGCGTCGCCGGTGTTATATTGCAATATGTGAGCTGCGCAAGTACGCTTTCCACCGTAAGGCGGACTTTATCGCTTACGCGACCTACCATATCGCGGTTTTCATACCAATCGGTTACAAGGACCAGACAGAACAGCTTTGCAAGATCATGTGATCTATCGAAATCTTTGCCGGTTGCGTTCTTGAGGTAAGCCTCTGCCGCACTAATAAGCATTGAGATCGTGCTGTCGTCATCCGCCCCATCTACACGCAGCCATTGTTTGGCTTCGGTCACGTCGATATTCAAAATTCTTCACCCCCAAGTAGGGGATGGGGCGCATGCCCCATCATTAGGAGAGCGACAACTCGCCGAATACGATGGCCTTGTCATCCCATTTCTTGGTGTCATGGCGGATGATTGTACGCAGGTCTGTAGTGTCCCGAGTGAACGCGCTGCCGCCAATATTCGTCGATGCAAGCTCGAAGAAACGACGATTAAAGAAAACGACCGCCTCTTTGAAGTTTCCGACGACGAATGGAGCCTTGTCTGGCGTTCCAGTCTTAGACGGCAGCAATTTGTTGGATAGAACAACGATCGGACGACCCTTAAACATCTTGCGACCTGGCTGGGTGATATCCTCTTGTAAGATCGGACGACCCATTCCATCAACTTGGTTATCAAGCCAGTCAAAGCCATCCTGATTGGTCCAAATCATAGCAGTTACACTGATTGCCGGATCGAGCGTCACATTGAGAGCCTTGTTTATTGCAGCTACGTTCGCAAAAGCCGTGGCCGTCCACGTCTTAACCAGCGCGATGATGTGCGAATTACGTGTAAACCGCGCCTTCTTCGCAATCCATGCCTTCACGTATTCCAGCAAGTTCGCGTCATTGTCGGCGAGCAGTTCATTCGTCATCGGCAGAATACCGGCGTATTTCTTTACAGCGTAGGCCACTGGCGTGAATTTTGGATTGTCCGTGTTGCCGATCGTGCCGTACTCGTCAACAGCGGTAAATGCCGTCATATCCTCTTCCTTCTCCAGAACACGGGATCCGGACAGCATGCTGACGTTCTGCATATTCACGTACTGCGACAAGTCATACGATGCGCGCATGAGTTCGTTGATACTCGTTTGGACATCTTTGGGTACGACCAACCCTGAGTCACCATCAGGGATCGCTGGATTCGTTCCGCCTTCGTTCATGACTTCTCGGCGTTCGTACTCCGAAACTACCGAGCGCTGCTCTCCCGAAATCGAACGGCGACGGATACCGCGTAGAAAGATGCCGCGATACTCCGACTCAAGTTCCTGCATGTCTCTCTCGTCAACATTTCCGTCGTCGTTCAATTCCTTCCCGCTGCCAAGACCGCGAGCTTCTGTATCCTCCAACTCGCGCTGTAGATCGACCTTCTCTTGCAGAGTGCGAACCTCTGACATCTTATCCTTCGCTTCTTGCGTTTTATCCTCGGCAATCAGCGTGCGAACTTCGCTTTTCATCGTGTCGAGCTTTGCCAGCATCGTACGTAATTCTTTGGTCATTTCATCACCTCATGGATTATTTGTAAAACAAAAAACTCAACCGATTAGGTCGAGCTCTATCAAAAGCTTTTCTTTTTCATACTGGTCTGTAGCTCGTTGCTCGGAAGCTTTGAATTCCTCCAAGCTGCGCGCCGTAACCTCGTTGGTGGGGTACGCCGGGAAGGCTACCGGGCTTATCTCATACAATTCGGCATTAAGAATCTGCCGTTTGTAAATCCGCTTGTCATCGCGCTTTTCGCTCGACCACTTTTCCTTCGTTACCTTCATCCCGAAAGATACGCCGTCAACGTCTCCTCGCTGAATGAGCTCCCACGCATCGTTTCCAACCGTCGTGTTGGGGATATCGAGTTCGAAGCGCAACTCCGTTTCCATATTGGTTAATCGGAGCGTCCCGGATTTCGTATTTCCAAGAACTTGTGAAGTGTCATGACTCCACAAACCAACTACGCCGCGTGACGCGAGGCTGTCCTTAAACGCATCCTTATCGATAAACTCGAAGAAGCTATCACCCCACCAGTCACGCAATTCTGCGCTATCCGTGTTGTACTTAATCGCCCCGGTGATGGTCCGTTTCCCGTCGTCGCCCTCGCTCGACCTAACCTCAAGTGTCACCGGAAGCGCTCGGATCTCCTTCACCTGTGTCATCATCTTCTCCTTGTCCAGTTCCATCACCCCCTTTCACTTTGTATGCAGCGCCAGCCTGAGTAATCGGGACCGCACTGCCATTTAGGTATAACTGATCGCCGCCATCCATCGGCGGCAGATTTTCGAGCGCCCTCGGCTCGTTTGGAGTAAGGAAACCCCCTTGTACACCGATCCTGTATGCCTCGTAGCGGCTTTTGAGATCGGCGCGGAGGATTGCGTCGACATTGAAACGGTAAAAGAAGCCGTCATGCAGCTCTTTGTCCAGAAACAGCTTGTACGTTGTTTCCTGCTCATACATGGTTAGCCGAGATTGCAGGGTATCAGTATAGAATTCCTTCTGCTGCTCCGCTACATTCGTATGAGTCGCCCGCGAAAGGTCGTTAAGCTGATGCATTTTGATGCCATACGCTGCCGCAATTTGCCGTATTGTGAGCTGGTTGTTTTCGAGGAACTGCGCGTCGTGCATGTTAAGAGCAATCGGGATAAACTGATATCCGATCGGCATCAAAGCCACACGGTGGCTATTGCTCAAACCGGAGGACATCGACTCGAAATTTTCGCGGAACGTCTTTTTGGCTCCCTCGTTCAAGTCGCCGACGTATTGCACAATCCCTTTTACTTGCAGCCCCTGCTTATAAAAGTTGTTGATGAACTTGTTCGCGGACGCCCCGTTTTCAAGTGTTGACTTGAGGCAGTCTAACGGCGAAAGTCCAACAATGCCATTCAACGTCACGCCGCCTTTGTAGTGCAGCACTTCCTCCGGCATTAATTTTCGCTTCTCGTACCCCAAATCAATCTCGTACCAAACCTTTGATCGTGATTGGATTACGCCGCTCAATGCCGTATCGTCATCGACAATGACTTTGACCTTTGCCGCATCCATCGGCCACAATCCAGCGATCTTGCCTCGGTTATCAAACTCGATATTGACGTAGGCATTACCGTATATACTGTTCTGTGCATCGACGCATTTCCAGAAGTCAAATGCACTCATGTACGGATTCGGTCGAAGCTTTAGAAGTTGATACGTAGGATGTCGCGTTTGCTTCTGTACTCCGCCTTCGTCTTCCTGGTATACCTTGAGCGGCAGCTTCGCAACCGACTCGGAGAGTATACGGACGCAGGCGAACACTGTATCGATCTTAAGGGCGTTCTTGCCCTTTACATTCACCTCTCCAACCTCAATGCCCAGAAACTCGGCTAATCGCCCGTCGTCTTTGTTCATTTCGAGTACTTCCCGTTTCTCTGACAACCCGACCATACGCCGCGCTAGATTCATGATTTTCACATCTGCACCCCCTCCTTCAAAATCAACCCCATAATTTATTTAGAAAATCCGCTTCCGCAAAGTCGGATGCATCAAATTGCTTTTCGCCAATCATGGCCCTAACCATTGCATTGATTACTGCAGCGGCTAGGTCGATGCGCTGACTGTCATCCTTGTGTTTCTTAGATAACTTGATGTTGCCGTTACTATCTGGCACTTCGACAGCATTGGATAGGCACCATGTTAGCAATGGGCTTCCATCGTGTACGATACGACCTTGTAGGATTAACTCACGAAAGAACTTTGTAGGCTCCGAGAGTGTTTGCACGCCCTGCCTGATCTCGACTACAACCTTGCCTGCGGCCTCGCGCTCCTGCATGAAATACGCGGCTTGGTGGCTGTCATAGCATTCTTCTAACACGTTCATCCTGTTGTCGAACTCAAATTCATCAAGATGGGTCGCAATGAATTTATAGTCCGTAACCGCGCCCGGCGTGATTGTACACCATCCATCGGCCGCCCAATGTCGGTATGAAACTCTATCGGTGTGCTCGTGCCTTGTAGCTGATTCTTCCGGCATGAAACCATGAGCTGTAACTGCGTATTTTCCATCATTAAGAGGTACCACATGAGCATCTGCGCAAAGGTCTATCCTTTTTGCGAGGTCGATTCCAGCATACCCGTCGCGCCCCTTGATCAGTTCCAAAAATTCCTTGCGCGAAACAGCTAGTGCTTTCCACTTGTCCATGATGCCGGACATGTATTTTTCTTCGCTGTCGTCTTGCCATAAATTTACCCGCTTTGTAAACCACTCTCGAATCTTGGCAGCATCGCCAGAATTAAAAGCCTCGTCGTGCTCCGTCTTAATCTGTCTGCGGAGCTCCTGCGAGTACTCATTATCGTCTTGTAGTATCGGGTTAGCCTTAGGCCAGACCTTCTCGTTGTGAGGGTCATCTCCCTTGTCAAGAGTTCGTATCATGGCGAATAACGTTTCGATCATCGGGATTTCACCGCGAAGCATCTTTTCTAAGCTGTCCCGCTCTTTTTTACACGGATTGTTTTCCGCATTTTTGCCCGCCGTCGTGATAATCAGCATCAACGATTGAAGTCGCTTGCCAAACCCAGAATAAAGCACGTCGACGATCTCACTGGTCGGATGTGCATGATACTCGTCAATGACAACGATACACGGCGCACCTGAGTCTTTATTCTTCGTATCCTTGGACAACGGCCGGAGCCAGCCGCCACGCGAAGAGTGTTCGATGTACGTCCGCTTGATTCGTAGCCGCTTCGCGATGTCAGGACTGCCTTCACCCATCTTCTGGGCATCTCCCCAAACCCGCTTTGC